ACTTATCATCATTTTATCGCATATCTACGACGTTTGCGAATCCGCGTGTTTTGCCGGATGCGACCCCCGGTTGCTGCGTATAGTCCGGATTGGGATAAGGACTCATAACAACCACCTCCTAGTACGGACTGATCTCCTCTCCAAGATCCACTTCCATTATACCACGTTCCTCTAGCGGTGCGCTTTCTAGGGTAAAAGCCGCGTAGCGAGCACAATCTGGCAGATGGTCATACTTCTTGATCGGGTTCTCTACACCATCAACCACCTTGCCGGTCACTGGGTCAGTAGGCCATCGGTACTTTGCCATCATGTCATTGAACGCAGGCGTGCGTCCTCGCATCACCTTAAACCGTCCATCCTTGATAAGCCCCGTTAGAGTGATGATCCCAGGCCTGACGGCGTTCATGGCCTTGTAGAATGGACCACAGCCATTGTCAGCCAGGTTCACCACGTCGGTAAGTCGAGCCGGATCGTATAGCCAGCCTTGACTGATACCCTCAACCTTGCCAAGCATAGCATCGGCATACTCACGCGCTGACTTCACCTGCTCCTCATAGTATTCGTTGTAGACGTACCAGATGCCTTGATTCCACGCCATGAATAGAGCCCCGTAATGGACGCCAGGGTCAACGATAGCGTAGGTCGGCCAGTCATCAGGTATATCGAACGGCTCAACGTAGCAGCTATCATCGAAGTCAGGATACACAAGGCCGAAAGGTTTCCTGAACTTGCCGAGGTACGCCATCTCAAATAGCCATGTAGGTAGCGTGCGCTTGGCGCTCTCGAACTCCTCACGCGGATAGTCGGGGTTCGCAGTAGACGGCGCTTCGATTACGGTGATGTCCTTCGCGCCTGCCTTCCAAGGGACATAGAGATTCTCGTAGTACCAGCCCATGTTGGTAGGGTATCCGGTGAACAAGACGGGCGCTCTATATAACGCAGTACGTCGCATGACGATAGGCCATATAAGGGACTTCATCTCTGATGGTTCATCCAGCACAGCTCCGCGCACATGCTGTCCCTCGATACGATAAGGCTTCTCAGCGGATCGGAAGTAGATATTCCCGCCAGATGGCAACTCGTATCTGCGTCCGCTGATGTGGTAATGTCCCTCAAAGTTCGTAGTACCTTTGAATCGCTCAATAACCTCAGGAAGGATCATGTCGTTTACCATGTCGCTAGTGCATCCAATAGCTAGGTATCGTGCGCCTTTGCCGTTATCTGCTGCTGAATCACGACTGATAAGATAGAATAACCACGTAGGAATCCACCACGTCTTGCCAGCGCCAGTACCGCAGAGCATAACCGTGTAGCGTATGCCCTCATCTATGGCATCAAGCGTTTTCGATTGGAACCAATATGGGTCTATGACTTTCTCTGGGCCTGTTATCTCCATCTATATCTTTATTGCCGGGATCTCTGCCCAGTGAGTAGCATTTGGATACATCATTCTATGGCCATCAGGACCAGGCATAAAATCTACCCATCCACGTTTCTCCCTAGTTACCATAACTGGGAACGACAGAGGGACCATCTCATGATGGAACAACGCATAGACTAGAAAACCAATACCAGGCAACCTCTCATCGACCGGAATGAAGTCTATCTCAACCTTGATGTGGTCCATCACTAGGCTCCTCAAACATGCGTATGGTTTTATGTATAGCAGCTATGTCTTCTTCTTCGTTACCTGGTTTGCTGGCTAATTCCATTATGGCAATCGCATCTAATGCACGCGGCACAGGTGCCAGTCTCGAATCAATAAGTTCTGCGATAGCCTCAATATCTTCATCCAACCATTGCCGCCCTGGACCAGTTGGCTTCCACCCGATAGTAGCAGTCAGCACTTCTGACGCTAGTGTTCTCGCTATCTTTGTCCTAGGCCACCTATTCATTCTCACAACTACTCTCCTCGACATCTTTCCTCCTCTTGGAACCAGTGGGGCGTGATGATCTTCTCAGGCGCGGTCGTTGTCATCTTTTAGCGGACACCAATCCGGTGATCCATATTCCAGGGCATTATACTCATCAAGGCATTTGCCTTCATCTCCGAAAGACTCGTGGAAACACGCCCACCAATAACCTCCGCCTTGGCCGCAATCTGTCCCTCTGGAATCGCAATCAATACAAATCTTCATCGTCAACCTTGTCAATCAAATATCGCAATACATCGCTCAACCTGTATCCGTTTCCACCATCCCCAATAGAAAACCCAGGGACTCTATCAAATATGTATACGTCGTCTGCTTTCATTCCAGGCGTAAAATAGAAACTAGGCATACCAACCGTTTGACACATGTCATAAAGCTCGATGCTCTCGATGAAGTTATCCATCTCCAACCTCCTTGTCCTTCTTCCCTCGCATGATCACCAACGGGCCTTTCACGGTGTGCTCGACTTCGGACCTATCCACGAACATGCCGAGGTGCTTTCCCAATAGCTCTGTCACACGTACTGCGGTCGATGGGTTGTCTAACGACTTCGCAAACTCGCGGTCCTCAACCAACTGCTTCAGTATGCCATCGACGGTGATATTAGTGCGCTTCTCGATACCATCACGCAGTTCTTTCACTCTTGCCGTAATCTTGCCGTTCTCTTCAAACAACTCGTGAGCCTTACGGTTTATGCTTTCTGGCTTCATGTTCTCGCAGTTATACGCGAATCGGTATGCCTCGCTCTTGTCTCCACACTCGATGTACTTGAGACACGCGCTTTCTTGTTTCGCTGTTAGGTCTGCCATGCTATCACCCTGCATACTATATCCGATTCAATAAGATGCTTCATTTCAGCCATGCCCACGTCTTGCCTCTAGATATATCGCCTATCGTTGGGAGCGCTACATTATGCCTAATCGCTACAACTTTCTGCGTGCTTTCTTCAAGCTCTTCGCGTATTGATAGGACTTCTTTTTCTGTGAGACGAGATAGTCCGTGCGCCTCGCCTCTAGCATAGAGGCCGTTTACCAATGCGTGTCTTACATTTTCAGCGCCGGTTACATACTCCAAGTTCGACAGACTGTTGTTCTCTTTGTTCCCATCCTTGTGATTAACTTCTTTGCCGTCAGGATATTCACCGATGAATGAGCGCATGACTAAACTGTGAACAAGCGATTTATTACCCATGGCGCCTTTCTTGCACAACTTGATGTTCATATAACCACGCGCCGTTCGGTCCTGCTTGAGTACCTTGCCAACATGAGTTGATATACCGGGCGCTGATCTTCTTATCCTTCCAAGATCGCTTACCTCGTATAATCCCTCGTGTCCAACAATAGGCAACCATCTCTCTGCTCTCATATCAGCACTTCCTGCCTCATTCTATTCGCCGCGATCTCGCAGTACTTCCTGCCTCATTCTATTCGCCGCGATCTCGCAGTACTTCTCTTCTATTTCGATCAATACGGCCTTGCGGCCTAAGTCCTTCGCGGCGCGGCCTGTTGTCCCGCTTCCGGCGAAGGGGTCTAGGATGCGATCTCCTGGTTGCGTTCCTAGTGCTATGAGTTTCGACACTAGCGGCAACGGCTTCTCATTCGGATGTTGGGTTGCCTTGTTCCCGCAGGGATGCACCATGAATGAGGACTTCACTGGCATATCGCCAAATAGACGACCAGATTGAAACGCATGAGTTACATACTCAACGTCTGGAAGATACTTGTTGTTGCATGTTGGAACAGGATTAGGCTTGCACCACGTTATGAGATTCCATCGCGGCATAGCTTGAGCGATCGCCAAGAGTTCTGGAAGTTGTTTGCGAGAACAGAAACAGAACCAATTCTCTACCAACTCAAGGAAACTGAAATCGCATCCTCCATCAGTGAATCCGCCAGTGTTCACCAGGTGATCGCGATCGCCAAAGCAACCACCTCCAGCTCCAGCATGAATGTCATACGGCGGATCTGTAAGGGTGAGATCGAACTTGCCAAGCTCAGGAACGATCTCACGACAGTCACCGCAGAATATGGTTACAGCTTCATCTTGATAGTATGGCTCTCTCATCACGCCTCCTAGAACACGATCCCCCGCACGAGCACGATCATCCCCCACACGCACAGCGCAACAATACCCGCGCACAGCGCCATACCCAACAGGCCAGCTATCGTCCGGCGTGCGCTAGGCATCTGCGGCCTCTCTTGCGTGGATCTCATCACACAGATCGA